TCATTCTCTATCTCCTTATTTTTTTGTAAGGATACTCATATGGAAGGTAAAACAGTCGCTCCTATATTTGAATACTCAAGTTTATTCAATACAGACTTATCGATATATGATGTAATAAAGTATGGATTCAAGAACTCTAAGTACTTCATTGATGGTATACTAGATCTATCTCAGTTAGATATGATCTATATCTTTCAAGAACGTACTAAACCTAATCCATTAACTGCGTTATTAAAAGAAGAATACCAAGACTCTGCTGATGATCTATTAGAAGAGATTATTAATAAGTATGGTGAACTACTTTACTTTAATACTTATGAGACCGATCTATATAGACTATTCTATAATATCCTTGGTATCGAAGGTAAAAGCTTTAATATAGCAGTAGCTGTAGATAATGAAAATCAAGAAGTTAATCTACGATCTATGAATCTAAATATAGTAAACAAGTTACGTATATATAAGAAGAGAGAAATCCCACTAGCAGAATATGATGCTATATATACTGATAACTTATTCAAGTTAGAGCAATACTCTCCTAAAGTGGAAGGTAAACATATCTTCACTTTACGAAATGGTATTAATACTGATTATGATTATACTCTAAGTAAATATATAGTTCAAGCAAAGTTCTATGATATGTTTCCTAAGAACTTATTCTACGTTGTTGAACCGTATGATAAATTAGTTAAAATTGCGAGGTAGTTATGCAAATCTATTCTAATATTGTAGATCAAGAAACTCTACATAAGCAAACTATGGCAGTGCTGGAAATCATTGCCGATTCTCTAGTTACATCTTTTGGACCTTATGGTTCTGCTACGCAAATTAAGAAAGATGACATTCTTCCTAAATTTACAAAAGATGGTCATACTATCTTGAAAAATATCTACTTCAATGGTACTTTAGAAATGAGTATCCGTGAAGTATTAGAAGACTTAACTTCCCATGTAGTTAAGAATGTTGGTGATGGTACTACATCTGCTATCTTACTATCCCAACTTATCTATAAACGTTTAGCTACTAAGTGTGAACCAAACTTAGATAACTCTAAAATCTATGATTGGCATTTACCACCAGCTGAACTAGAACGTCAATTAAATGAATTAGTTAAACAAGCTTCTGACACAATTATGTCTCAAACTCGTGAAATCAAAACATATGAAGATATCCATAAGATTGCTCTAATCTCTACTAATAATAATGAAGAGATGGCTGAGTTAATCTCCGGTATCTATATGGAAAATGGTACTGATGTATACATTGACGTTAAACGTTCTATGGATAGTCAAGACTATATTAAAATCTTTGATGGTATGACTATTGACTCTGGTTATGCTGATAAAGTATTTGTAACTAATGAAGCTGATTCTTCTGCTGAAATCAATGCTCCTAAGATTTATTTCTTCGAGTCTCCTATTGATACTCCAGAAATGATTAACTTCTTCTCCTCTATCATTTACCATAATATCATGGAACCTTTGAAAGACCGTCGTGAATTAACTCCTACAGTTATCATGTGTCCTAAAGTATCTAGTGATATTGCAGCTGTTATGGATCCATTGGTTAAGACAATGATGAATGCTAAAGCTAATAACTTTAATATTCCTTTCTGTCTTGTAACTGATATCTATAAACCTGAAATTCTTATGGACTTAGCTAACTTATGTGAAGCTCGTACTATCCGTAAGTATATTAATCTTGAACAACAAGAAAAAGACCAAGCTAATGGTGATGCTCCTACAGTAGATACAGTTGTAGATTGGTGTGGTACTGCAGATGCAGTCGTTGCAGGTTATAATAAGACTAAGATTATTAACCCTAAACTCATGTACGAAGAAGGTACTACTGAATTCTCTGCATTCTATAAAGCTATAATTAATAACTTGGAAATGCAATTAGATCAAGCTAAACAAGATGGTAAGAATCTAAATGATATTGGTAACTTACGTCGTCGTATTCATAGCATGAAAGCTAATATGGTTGACTTATATATTGGTGGTTCTACTCCAGAAGAACGTGATAACCGTTTTGATGCTGCAGAAGATGCCGTATTAAACTGCATGTCTGCTGCTGAATATGGCTATGGCTGGGGTGCTAACGTACAAGCATTCAATGTATTTAATGCTTTATATAAAAATCCTAATAGTGGTATCATTAGCGTGGTATATAACTCCTATTTAGATTTACTTGCAAAACTTTATGGTTCTTCATTAGGTGAAGTACCTTCCTCATATTCTGAAGCATCTGATAAAGTAAAAGATATGATTAAAACTACTATTGAAACTGGTACTCCAATCAACTTACGTACTAGTAAAGCTGATGGTTTAGTATTATCTTCTATTAAATCAGATATAACTGTGTTAGATATTGTTGCCAATGTGGTTGGTATGCTAGTCACAACCAAGCAATTCCTTTGCCAATCACCGGCACACAATATTTATAAAGATTAATTGTCCAGAGCAAGCTTACTGGGGTAGGAATTAAATTCCTATCCTGGTAAGAACCTCATTAAGGAGAAGTTTGGATGGCTAAGTTAGAAATGACTTTAGATGAATATGGTAAATCTCCTGCGGGTAAAGGTAATGTAACTGGCTCGCAATATTTAGCTGAAGCTTATAAGACTAAATTTGAAAAAGTTATGTTAAGATACAATGGTAGAATTGATCATAACTTTTATACTGATGGTAAATCATATTTTATTCTCCTTAGAGTTCCATCTGAAGTGGTACCTAAGTTTACATATGAAGTTGTATTTAAATTCTCTCCTACTAAGATGACTGATACTCATTCTAGTACACTAAAGAATTATAAAGTACAATTCTTTTCCAATGACCCAGCTTTCACTTTTACATATGCTTATGTATATAATGCACATGGTATATTGGTTGATGAGCTTTTAGACAAAGTTCCCGATGAAGTGCTTAAAACTAAGCCTAAAGAACGTAACCCCTATGGGGTCATTAATTTCGCTAAAATTCTATATTTCGGGTTCCTATACATACGTCAACATGGCTTCTTAGAAAAGCATTATTACTCAGAATCTAATTTAGCGATTAGAAATTCTAATGATTTCTTTAAACTAATAATGGATTGTAGCACTAAAGCACAACTTCGTCAAGAAGGAGAAAAGCAAGCTCAAGCTATAGATCCATTATTTAAACATAGATTACTTAAAAGGGGAGTTAAATCTGGTGGTAATGCTAATAAGGTAGTTAAGCATATTGGCAAGATTAAAACTGTTAATACAACAGCCGCATCAATGCAAAGTAAGAAATTAGCTAAGAAACTTAAATCTAACATCAGAAAGACCAAGACTACGAAACGAATATAAAATCATATATTATAAAGGTGAAGTATTATGATATTCGTTAGTATGAGGAGGATATAATGCAGTTAACAGAAGCATTAACTAGTAAGACCGTTCGACGTAATATCGAAGAGTCAGGGGAAATATATGATAGAGAGTACTCAATACGTACTCCAGAGGTTAGAACGTTCTCTACTTCAATAAAACCAGAGAACGTCATCCCACCTATTGATGATTGGCAACCATCAGAGGAAGATAAAATATTGAAGACAATTAGAGGTAAACAGATTATTGCTCCATTGTCTCAAATGCTAACTAACAATCAAGAAGAGAGTCTTATCTTTAACTCATTTGTATTGAGTATTAAGAAATGCTACTCTTCTGAAGAACGTGTAGATCACTTTACACATTATTTGAATTACTTTGAAAAGTTCTATGACACAGACCATGAGATGATTGCTATCTATGCAAGAATTAAGTTCTTGATTGATACCGATGAATCTGATGTATATGATCTAGATGCTTTCATGGCAGATATTAAACGAGATATCTTGTTTAGTACATTTGCTAGAAAAGTAAAAGCATTGAATGAAGATAACTTTATCATTCATATTAAACGTAATAAGAAGAATGGTAATGTACTTCAATATGCTAATAAACATCTTCAAGCATTAATGGAAGTAAGTATGTTTCAATTGATATTGATTCCATTACTAATCCATTATGCTTATATTAAGAAGATACAAAATATAGACGAATATCTAATGAAGTTCTATGATATCCTTATTGTAGATATGCATCCAGATATTGATCTATATACAAAGTTATCTGAAACAACTAACAGTCGTATTGTACAAGATATGAATAAGAATATTGGTGCATGGGATAGACAATTCATTCGTTCCCGTAACAAGTTCTCTCATAGCTTCGATACAATCATTAGTATTATCATTCAAGTTATTCCGAAAGCTGTTTATAATGGTACACTATTGAATCTGATCTATGTATCCATTAAAAACAATATCAAGAATAAGGTTGTTAATGCTAAATACGAATTCGCATTCAATCAATTATCATCTGATCGTAATGAAGGTGATGATGATGACAATTCAGAATTCGATAAATTTGAAAGTCATCTCTCTAAGAAGAATGAAGCCTTATTGATTCATAATCAAGTAAACTTCAAGAATACTATGAAGCAAATTGAAGAACGATTTGGTCCATTCTCTAAAGAAGAGATTGATTATTATAAGATAGAATTATCTAAAGGACGTAAGTCTCCTATTGTACCGCATCAAAAGATGCTAGTATGCTATCTATTCTATAAGTGGTTTGGAGATCCATCTTCTTTGGGGTCTATTGATTTAACTAACTATATCAAACTTATCATTGCAGCTAAACGTATCTTAGCATCTAATGGCTTATATACAATGGAAGCAATCTTATCTGGTAAGTTTGTTAAAGTAATAAAACGGGTTAATATGAATAAGAAAGAGTTAATGAAGATTACCTCTTCTAATACATATGAATCCGTTGCATCCATTTATCGAAATGAGAAGATTACTAATCTACTCGTTTCTATGCTTGCTACTATAGTATCATCCAAGTTCCAAATTATTGATTTCGATAATAAGGAGAATACTGGTAAAGCATTCATCCCACAACAGGAATTACTTAATGAAGAATTCTTGATCTATGCAAGCTTAATCAACAATGGATAATCTTTTAGGGTAAGAGAGTTTAGTCTCTCTTACCCATATATTTTATTTCAGGAGGATTAATATAATGAGATTTACATTGAAGAAAGATTTTCCAAAAGGATTCTATGAGCCAATCTTTAAGAGATATTATAGATATCTCTTTGGTCCAATTGTTATCACTGGTGATATGAATACTAAATCCGTATGTTTTATATGTGGAGTATTTAAGAATGGGTATAGATATACTATGAATCTTATATTCAAAGATGATACTTTAAGGAAGATTTATTTTAACGTAACCAAGTTAGAATCTGGTACAATAATAAATCTTATGGCAGAAAAGGAAGAATTAGATGATGTATTAGAATATATCTATTCTAGTTATATTCTTAAAAATGATCTAGATCTTATTGAAGGTGAAAATAATGATTAACTTAAATGATATGCCAGAAGAATTCTATAATTTTATATTTGGTAATGTAGTTATAGAAGAATTCTTGCCAAATATAACCATAGAGTGTACGTATATAGATGAAGTAAGATTCTATGGTAGAATAGTTATAGATAAAGAACTAAATGAGATTGCACTTGTTAGTATTGAATATAATGAATTTGATAAATATGATCCAGATTATCCATTAGAAACTACTTATAGATTAGCTAGAAGAGATAAATTTCGTATGGATAATATATTAGCCATATTCAGAGAAGCTAATAAGGAATATGGTTATAATAAAGACATTAAGATCATTAACCTATAAGTTATCTTTAAACAAAAGAGTAAATAAGTTTTAAGTAAAAAGGAGATTTACTATGATACTAAGGGGATACTATACTCTTATTAGTACCAAGCTAAGAAAAGAGAAAACTGTATTTACTTCTGACTATAGTCAAAATAAATTCTATGTTAATAGAGATAACTTCTATGTAGTAGATACTGGAGAAGCTAAATATGCATTAGATGAAACTGATAATATAATGCGTATTATGCCTGAAGGGTATATCAATGTAGATATATATGATGCTAATATTAAAGAAGCATATAATGATATCATAGAATATATGGATACAAGAGATTATACTGAAAAGCCACTAGGGGTTTAACTCCTAGTGGTATTATTTTATTTGGAGGAAACTAAAATGGAATCAAAAGTTGTACAAGCATTTAAAGGTGAAATCAATGGTATTGAAATTGATAATCAAGATATCTATTGGGAAGTAGATTATATTATAGGTGATATTGAAAGTCATTTAGATATGGAACTTCCTACAGAATTTATTAAAGATTTTATAGAAGCATACACGCAACTATATGATAGTGTAGATGCAGAATATCTTTATGACTTCAAATCTGAAATGATTGCTTCTTGGGATATGGATATTGAGGACGTTAGAGATTTAAGATTTAATCTTGCATATGGGTATAAAACTGATAAACTTGATGAAATTAATGAAAAAATATCTGATTGGGATAATACTTATGGTAAGAAGTAAGATGTAATAACTAACCCCCATAGGAGTTTATCTCCTATGGGGATATTTTTTGCTGCATATCTTTTTTTATGAATATATATTATAGAGGTGAAATGATATATTGTTATAATGTAATTAAGAAGGAGGACAAATATCATGAAAAAACTTAATCTTATTGAAACTTTAGCAGGATTGTGTATCGATTTAGCATATACAACCATCAAGCGGCTAGAAGATCGATATGTAATCGATTCTAATTATAACTATAACGATGGATATTTCCAATACGATGTCTGCTATTATGACTCTGTTGATGCAGAGGTCGATTTAGATGGAAACATCTTATCTGCATCCCGTGAGTATGGGCAAGAGTTCTGGAATGGTGGAGGAGAGATGAGTGAAAATAAATCATATAAACTAGGTGATCCAGATTGGAAACTGGTAAATGATAAGAATGTCATGCAGATCGTATTCGATCGAGCAGATGAAATCTTAGCATTGAAACCTGGTGAGGAGATTGAAATTACTCGAGAAGAATGCTCTGAATATCGTCGTCGTAATGCAGCTAAGGAGGCGTAATTATTATGGAACTAACTCAATATATTGAAGGAGTCAATCCTATAGATTTAAAGAATTATTTATTCTGTAGAAAGCACAATATTATTGTGCGAGAAAGTCAAATAAATGATTCAATAAATGACTACATTTACACTATCAGAGATGACACCAATTCAGTAATTCGAATGGAGACAGTATTAAATAAGTCATTTGAGAAGATAACTCTCACCGATATCTTATCAGTGGATTCTGATGATGGAGTTTATTTTAAATATAAAAATATTGTCAGCAATATCTACTTCAGATATTTTAATATCAAATTAATAGAAGATATATTAGATGCTGTAAAATTGTCCAAACAACAAATACAGCTTAAATATGGAGGACGTGACCGAAAGTGTAAATATCTAAGCGGTAAAGTATATAATGCCGAAGACTATATTAATAGATATAAAAAGTCTAATGATACTATTATTCTTTCTAGAAGTACAGGTAGTGTATTCTCTAATGATACTTTAAGAGCATCTGTAGATTTTTCAGTATTATTAATAAATACCCTATTAGATAGTGATGATCCATCCAACGATTTTATTGAATTATGTAAGAAATATAATGTACGTTATTCAACAAAATCTTTACGATATGTAAAGACTTTTATGAAGAATAAAACTTTTTATCGAAATTATAGACGTCATTTGAATAATATAATCAAGAAAGGTTTTATTTCCTATAAAGGTGAAAACTGGAAGATTAGTCGCATTTATACATATCTACCATTTTTATATTTTATGTGGTTAACTATTAAAGGTGGAATCCCTGGAAGAAAATGGGATAAGAAGTTAGGAGTTGTGAAAACTGATGAATAAAGAATATCGTTTTAATCATATACCAGAAGTGGTATTACGCAATATCAGATTTATTAGAGATAATAATATTGATATTGGTACTGGAGATGATGTCCTAGAATGTATGATGGACATCAATCCAGTAGTTAGAACTAAAATCTACGATGATTATGAATTTGCTAAAGATGTAGCAGAACGTAGATTTGGTAGCACTATTGAAAAACTAGATTTGAGAACAGTTCTTCAAAAGTGTATAACTCGTCCATATAATTCAATTCTAAACAATATCTATTTCAGATATTTTAATAGCGAATTGATTGATGACCTATTTAAGTTAGGTCAATCTTCTAAGGTATTAGACTTAGCTATTGAGTATGAATGCGAATACTATACTGTAAACGCAGCCAAAACTAATATTAGAAGATATAATGAAGATGCATATTATAACAAATATGCAGCAGATTCTAACATTATTAGTTCTCATAGAAGCTTACATGATCCACAAGTTAATGCAGTAAAATCGGCAGAATTCACTTATGATTTATTAATGGCTTCAAGAGCCGAAGAATTCAATCCAGAAATAGTGAGAGAGATCTTCGTTAAGTATGGATTGAAACCAAACTCTTCTAGAAATCTTTATAATAGAATCAATGATAATCTTAACTTATTCTATTATATTGAAGACTACTTAGATGAATATCGTGAAGAAGGTAAATTTATATATGGCACTAGAGAGTACAAGATTCTCAAAGACTTTAGAAGTTTACCACTCATGGTTGTTTTAACTCAATTAACCAGAAAGAATGATTCTGGGTATGTTTTGAACTCCAATTTAGAATTGGTGAAAGGTTAAAGGTAAGAAAAATGATTACAACTAAAATTATGGAAAACGTGAAAGCTACATTTGAACGTACAGGTCAAGATCTTGAATTGACATACAATAATTTCAAAGATCAATTAACTCCAAAGGAAATCTATGACATCTGCATAAATAAAGCAGAAGTTAAAGATGAACTTCCTAAGGAAGATTTAAATGGTAATCGTTTAAATCCATTTGTTTATGCATGCAAAGATGAAAAGAAAACAGTAAAAGGTTTAAATCCAGATTTCAAAGTCACTAAGAGTAGTGATATTCTTATTAATGCAGAAGAAGACACATCAGATAGTAAAGATAATTATGTTATCGTGGATGGTACTATTGAAGAAAATGTAGAAAAACGTATAGTAGAGCCAAAACCTACACATGTATTCAAACCAGCTATGGTTATATCTACAAAAGAAGATACTCTAAATTACGAATCCGTTGGCTTTGCTATCGGATTTAAAAATGCAGATGCAGATGATCTATTAGCAATGGCTAATGGCAACGCATTACGATTAGTTCCTGCATTACAATGGCTTTATAGTCAAACAGACGATGAAGGACTACGTAACCGCATTGAAGAAATTACATTGGATGTACTTTTTGATAAATAATAGTACAACGTATTAAACGGAGGATATTGACATGAATGATTTATTAAAAGCCTTACCAGAAGGTATTGATGATGTTATTATGGCAGCATTAACAGAAACTGATGCTGATGTAATTAAAATAGCTATTAAAGCTGCAACTATATTTGGTGGAGTTTATACGTTATACCGTACAATTAAATATGCCATTGATAATGATAAACTTAGAGATTTAACTGAGCTTGTATCAGCTTCAACTGGTATGGTAGAAGCAGCATCTCCTAGTAAAGAAATCAAAGGTGCAATCGGTAGCATCTTTGGATCAAAGGATAAATAAATGGATGTAGGTAGCAAACTAAAATCACTAATTCCGAATAGCCAGTTTGCTGCTGGTAAAAAGGAATTAGTGATAAGATGTCCATATTGTGGACATACATCTTCCGCTGGGAAGAAACATATGTACATAGGCTTATCTCCGGATAAGCCTTACATGTTTAATTGCTTCAAATGTGAAGCAGGTGGATTAGTTAATAGAACCTTTTTAGATCTCTTGAATATTAGAGATGAAGAATTATTACAAGCTATTGATATCCATAATAAAGAGATGAAACAGAGTAGGAGCAATTCCTACTCTGCTAATCATATTAGACAACCTCAAGTAGCATATGATGCATTTGAGGTTGATTATAACTTATATCCAGATAAAATGAATTATATTAATAATCGTCTTGGTGCTAACCTATCAGTATCAGAAATGATGAATATGAAAATTATATTCGATTTTTCTTTTTTTAAACGACAGATCATGAGGTATCTGGGAGCTACAGAATCTGATTTTCAACGAATTCAAAGGGACTATGTAGGATTCCTCTCAGTTAATAATACATCACTCTCTATGCGTTGTATTAGAGAAGTTGATAGTAAATATAGATATCTAATCTGTAAACTAGATGATAGAGATATCTATAATAAAGCTTTCTGTATACCATCATCTATTCCATATACATCGGATAGAATTACGGTACATATTACAGAAGGACAATTCGATATCTTATCTGTATATAATAATATAGCCAATAGAGCTACAGGAATATACTTTGCAGCAGCTGGTAATAAGTATTCAGCTGTATTACAGTATATACTCTCTAGAGGAATATTCTATATGGATATTCATCTATACTTCGATAATGATTCAGCTGGTGAAATAGCTAGAAGGCAAATAGAATACTTTATAAAGAATAATATAGCATTCTTTAGAGGATCTAGAGTCTTCTCTCATGTAAACCAAAAGAATAAAGATTTCGGAGTACCACTATCTGATATACAAGATTTCTGTACACAAATACTATAGCGGTATGGGCTTAAAGTCCATACCGCTTTATTTTTTTGTCTTAAACATCACATTAATAAAGGAGGTCGACTATGGGTAAATTCCTTGACACTACATATACAGCCACTATAAACTCTATATTAGAGTCTCAAACCAAACGGCTTGATAATACATTCTATACATTTACAGATAAAGCTCCTACTACATGCACTTACTATAATATCAATACTAGTAAGAGTACATTAGATGAGTCTACAAACTTAGCCTATAGTTATACTGATGGAGATTCTCCATTAAGATATAATAGAATTAAAGATACAGTTATCTTTGGTCTTGATAGAATTCAAGTTCAAATGGATGCTGGTGATTTTGGTCTTGAATCAGATACAATCGAAGGTGATGCTTATATATTACCTAACTCTTTCAAACCATATCCTCAAGACTATTTTATTATTAATCATACTAATGAAGAGTATCTCTTCAAAGTTACAAGTGTATCATTAGATACATTGCCAACTGGGGCTAATATGTATAAGATCTCTTATCGTCTAAGCTCTCATGATGGTGATAATACAGATATTGATTCTTTAGTTGTAGAATTCTATACTATGGATACAACTAATATCGGTACAAATCTATCTTTAGTAATCAAAGATGATGATTATTCTTATATTAGTAGAGTTGAAAATATCTGTCAAGATATGATTGCTTACTATAGAAGTCTCTTCTATAGTAATAAAACTCAGACTTTTATTTTTTCTTATGATGATCATAATTTCTATGATAGTTATATGATTGAGTTCATTAAACGTCATGATATTATGAATACTGGTGATTTGGATTACTTACACGTAGCCCATCAACTTCCTACTAGAGCTACATTTGCTTTAGATTATTCTAAATCTTTCTTCCATTCATTAGAAAGAAAAGATATTGGTACTATATGTAATCCATCTTGCTATGGTATGCTAGTAGAAGATAAGACATCTATCCTATACTATAGCTTAGAAAACTATTATTATATCTTCTATGAATATAAGATGGGTGATTATTGGCAAGTACCATCATTCGATGATGATACAGTAATGCGTATTAGAGATAATGAACGTTATGAAACTGATGATCTAAACTACTTTAAGAATATCGTTATTGATTACTTCAATAATAATACAGATAAGATGAATAGATTTGAAGAATTCTTACTTAAATCTCTAGAAGATTTTAACTATACTATTCCTCAACATGATATATTTTACTACGTTCCTGTGATTATTTATATCCTAGAACGTCAAGTTCAAGCTATATTAAAAAATGTATCACGTTAACATATCAGTAATCTTAATGGAGGTACTGCAATGAACAGTGAACTCGATAATTTTTTTAAAGAGCAAATCGATGAGAAAGATGCATTCGATGTAATGGTCGATGAAAATGCTTTCTTAGACTCTTTAATTGCTAAAAGAGATATCATTGATGCCATCGAAGATGGTGACGATGATGATGAAATTATGGATGATGACGATGTAGCATTGTCTTCATTATCCGATGATGATTTAGATAATCTTGCAGATGATAACGATGATTACATCGGTTATGATGAAGAAGATTATTAATATTTTAAGGAGGACTTTAACATGGCTGATGATAAAACTATCCACCAAGAGCTAGATGATGCAGCTTCTACTGTAGAAGACGTTGTTGCTGACTCCACTGCTACTGATAATGACATGGATAATACTATTGATAACATCGTTGATGCTATGGATGAAATCGAATTAGATGATGACGATGACAATACTGATATCGATTCTGTAGCAGAATTAGACGATGAAGAAATTGATATTGAAGCTGACGGTGAAGATGATGCAGCTGAAATTGAATTGCTTTCTGATATCGATCGTACTCATGATAACGATAGTAAAGATCTTGCTGATGAAATCCAAGATAATGTGGAATTGAAAGAAGCTTATGATCTTATTGATGATGATTTAATCGTTTCTGTTCAGGAGGCATATGATGAAAACTTTGAAGACTAAACTAGTTAATGTAAATTGCCGTCGTCCAATTCGTTTACGTAACCGTCTTGTACGTGGTATTTATCGTGAAGTTTTAACTGTAGAAGAAATTGCTGATTGCATTTCCCAACAAGCTACAGTATATGAAATCTTGCCTACTGGTGATACAGTAGTATTAGATTTCACTAACTATAACGTACCAGCTGTTCCTACTATTTCTGAAGAAGAAGCTGCAAAAGCTCAAGCTGAGGAAGAAGCTCGTAAAGCTGCCGAAGCTAAAGCAGCGGCTGAAGAAGCTAAGAAAAAAGAAAAAGAAGCAGCAGCTGATTCTAAAACTAAAGAAGAAAAACCTACTGCTGCTCCAGTAAAAGAAGAAGAAATTGTTGAAGATGCTGAAGAAAAAGTATCTGAAGCTAAAAAAGCAGCAAAAGAAAAAAAATAAGATAATTACCTCCCATAGGATCTTAGAATCCTATGGGAGATATTAAGCTTATAATTTTTTTCTCTTACCATAGATTCTTATATGAATGAATCTATATAAGTGGTGTGCATATCTTCCTAACAAGAAGATACATAATAGTTTAATGAAGTTACCAAATAGCATTGCTGTTGTTGCAGTATTGATATTATTGGTAGTATTCATTACTAGATAGTATAACCATCTAACCATAAAGTGTGGATCTACTACAGAACCACATATGATGACTAATGTAAGTAATAATACTATATAGTATATCACTACTGTTGGTCTAAACTCCTTGTTTAATAACTTAATTTCCTTAATTGAAAATAGCATGATATAACCTCCTATCTATAAATAACTATATCATTATATCATGTCTATAATATATCACTCTAGAGGTATTTATGAAGATTTATTATCAAATGTCTACAAGAAATACTAGCTTCTTAAAGATGCATCAGTATTTAAAGGCAATTGGGATAAAGAATAATAAATTCATGCTTGCACTCCTAGATCCTGACCTTGCTGGTATAGATCCACATGATCCAAATTTAAGTACCTACTATAAAAGTAAGGTCTTAGCTGAGTGTATGGTAAACTTCTGGTACTTCGCTCGTGAAGTAGTACGTGTACCAGACCAAGGTGGTAGCGGTAAAGGTATTCCATTAGAACTACATCGTGGTAATATGGCATTATTCTTCTGCTCCATCTATAATATGAATATATTCTTGGAACTCCCTCGTCAGCATGGTAAGACATTATCAGCTGACGTTAGATATTTACACTTATTTAACTTTGGTACATCTAACTCTACTATTGCATTTATGCATAAAGCCTTAGAAGGATCCAAAGATAACTTACAAACTCTTAAAAACTTACGTGAATGCTTACCTCCATATTTACGTATGGACCAAACATTTACAAGAGATGGTAAGAATGCTAAAGTATCAGATACAGTATTGAGACTTGAGCATGCAGTTAATAGAAATAAGATTATCACTGTAGCATCTGCTCGTAATAAGACAGCTGCACAAAATACATTACGTGGTAAATCTATTCCTTTATTGTGGGGTGACGAATGGGGATTTGCACCATATAATGAAATCATTTATCTTAATACAGTTCCTGCATTTAAGAGAGCTGCCGATAATGCTAGAGCAAATGGTGCACCTTATGGTATTCTATTCACTACAACCCCTGGATTCTTAACATCCACTGAAGGTGTCTTCGCTTATCAAATGAAAGAAGATGCTGTTCCATTTGCTGAATCTTGGTACGATAAATCGTATCAACAGATAATGGATATAATGAATTCTAATACCAAATCTACATTTGTCTATATCAAGTTTAGCTATGCTCAACTTGGTAAGTCTGAAGAATGGTTTAAAGAAATCTGTAGAACTATGAATAACCGTTGGGAAGACATCCGTCGTGAAGTACTTCTTGAATGGTCTCAAGGTTCTGAAAATTCTCCATTTACTTTAGATGAATTAGAAACCGTATCTCGTTTAACTAAAGATCCTGATACTGTCATTGAAGTATTAGGCGGTAAATTCCAAGTTAACTTATATGGTAAGATTGACTATGCTAGAAATGGTAAACCTATAGATCCTCCAATAATGGGGGTTGACGTATCTGGTGGTTATAGACGAGATAGTTCTGCTATCACTATTATTGATAGTAAGACTACTAAAGTTATCGGTACGTTTAAATGTAACTATATTAGCCAAATTGAGTTGGCTAAGATTATAGTAGAATTGACACAAAAGTATATGCCTAATGCAGTAATCAATGTCGAACGAAATGGTGTAAGAACGCACTGCATAGATAGAAATGTCTATGTATCAACAGGGTTAATTGCTTTGACGTATGGGAGTAAAAGTTATCTCCCACATTTAGCAGCGAAAGCTTCTTAATAAGAAGACACGTTCAACGATCATCTCCTGACGGGAGAGTAGAACCGCAAGCGATTGGCGGAAGAAAAATTCTGGTCTCAGCAAGTAATGTTGGAGAATGACAAATGATCTAATCACGTCCTGTAATGGGAGTGGATGCGAAAAACGCACGGGTATAGAGTAGCGTCTATATCTAAATAGTAATGGGTTCGGGGCATCGGTTATAGCTTTACTTAAGAAGGCAGGCATCTCTAAGAACTTATACTTCGAGCATAAAGAAAAGATACTTGAAGAACGTTTTGAAGGTCCTGGGGCAATTAAGAAGACTAAGGCTTTAGTTAAAGTATTTGGTCTTGATTCAACTAAGAATGTACGTGAACTCTTAATGGAAATCTTAAGAGAACGTATGGATAATCATAAAGATAAGTTTGTTACTAGACAGCTTTATGATGAATTTATTGGTTTAGAAGTTAAACGTAATGGTAAGATAGAGCACTCTACTAATACTCATGACGATTTAACTTTCTCTTATCTCATGGCATTATATGTATGGTATGAAGGTAAGAATCTTAAAGAAAACTTTGGTATTACAAAGCAAGGTCTTAAGACTGATAATGATATAGATGATGTTGTATTTGATGTTGGTGTAGAAACAGTAGATATCTATGATGAAATCTATCAAGTACAACAAGATATGAATAAAGATAATCCTGATGAAGTTAGTCCTATGGATAAATATAAAGCCATGGTTAAAGCTCACGGGATTACTTATCAAGAATGGGAGAAAGCTGAGAGAGAAAAGGAAGATGCTTTATTAAGAGAAGCATTTAGAGATCCTGAATTCTTGAAAGCTTATGCATATAAATATAATATGACTAAAGATGCTATAGATCAAATACGTAATGATACTGAAGGAGAATTAGATCCATCAGCATTCACTTCTATCTATAATTTAGATGACCCAAATGTCAAGAGTCATATATCTGGTAATCTTGCAAAATTTTATGATAAAGTTTAAAAATTATTTATCTAGTTACAATATAGTAAATTTATACAAATTTATTTTTTGTAAGGAGGAGCTATGTTCGGATATAGTACAGCCAGTGGCTATGAGTTAGCCAATGAGCATCAGTTATCTGAAATCTTAGCAAATTTTAGTAGTGATTATATTTACGATGTGATCTCAGATCAAATCAGTAAACGGTACGAATTTGCTATTATACCAAAACCTAATATAGTAAACACATTTAAATCTAATTTTGATAATATCCGTGCAAACTTCCCAATGGATGTCGAAAATACTAATGCAGTAGAAGAGGACACTTATCGGAATATCATTGATATTATCTGTAATTCATGTAATATATCATTCGATACTACAACGGATGATAATATTTATCTTGCTGCAGCTACATTATATGACTTCTTAGTCTGTAGCTTCAATAAGCATATGGTTGATTTCGTTATCGGATTAATCATTAAAGAGCAAGACTCTATTTATTCTGCTTTAGAGTTAGAAGAGTCTAAGAAGAATAAAGATAGTTCTACTATCTATAATCGTAAGACTATGGAGAATACTAAGTTAGCTGTAATTAATGCTAACTTACCACAAGTTCTTCAATATGTCGCTACATTAGATATCAATATGACTGATCTTCTTCAAAGTTGTTATCAACAACCTATGGTTGATTTGATTGTAAATAACTTTGGTGAGAATATTAATATCTATAATGACTTTATGAAAGTTATCTTATCTAATGAAAACTTCTTACCTGAATATATTACAGAGATACGTTTACGTATCCAAGGGTTAGGTTAATCATGGAAAAGAAAGAACCTACATTAACAAGAGATTTTACTAGACCCGTCTATCGTCCAAATACAAAGATAGATGAGTCTAATATGACAGAAGCCACAGCTTTTGATCATGATATTATTTTAGAAGAAGATGAGGAAGAAACTAATGGAAACAACGGCTAAACAAGACATCAACTATGTAAAGAACTTGGCTAAAGAAGCTGAGGGTTTAACTGAGACTGAAATTAAAGATTTAGAAACTGTATCTGAAGAAGATATGGCTAAATTCCCTGAAGGTGAAATCATTCAACCAATCGTCCCAGAAACTATTCCTACTGTAGAAGAAATCGAAAAGATGGAAAAAGTAGAAGTATTACCTGAGGAGGATAAGGCTGAAGCCGACTTTCCCTCTAACGAAAGCGGAAGCTCGGAAGGAAATGATTCGACTATTGTGCCAAATGAAGAATCAAATGAAAGTGATGGCTCCATTGGAGATTCCGATACTACCGAAGCTACTTTGGATACATCGGAATTGGAAGAAATTATAAATAAGTTTGATGAAATTGATATCACAGTAGAAGATGTAAAACATCAAAAAGATGAATCTGATGATTTTAAAGAAGCTGAATTCTCTGATGAAGTATATGAAGATATCATCAAAGTATATAAAGAACTTCAAGAAAATCCACAAGCTGATGTATTAGATTTACTCTCTGCTCAATCTAAACAAGAATTCTTAGTTCAAGCTGGTAAGACTGGTATCAATACTAATGATAATACTATCTATAAATTCTTTATCGAAGGTTTCATTCGTGAAGTCTGTGGTAATGCTTATATGGATAAAGGTCATGATTTAGTTAATGATGCTGTAACTAAAGTTAATAACTTAGCTGAAACTAAAGAAATGTCTAAGATGTTAGAAGACTACATTGAAGAAACCTATAATAAACGTATTACTGAAATGAATCGTATTATGGATTCCACAGAAGATCAAAATGTAATTGAATCTTGTATCAATGTATTGAATGCTAATAATGATGCTAAAGAATACGGCTTCTTATATAAAGCTATGGAAGCTCGTCCATCTTACTTCAACGTTGGTAAAGCATTCAAACATCAACAACGTAACGTTGAAGCTATTCATGAAGCATTAGAACGTATCAATATTAAGAATATTAACGTTGGCGTATTTATTGATGCAATCTCTGAATTCACTGGTTATGAAGTTGAGTCTATTAATATCTTCTCTATCTTAATGGAAGTTATTGTTTGTACAACTAACTTTAGTGATAAGATTCAAATGATGCGTCTATATACTATGATGCTTCTCTTAGGCGGTGCTCTTCATTCTATGAAGACTAAACAAGAAGTATCTGGTATCTTCCAAGAAGTAGCATTTAACTATCAACGTCTATGTACTACTATCTCCACTGGGTTCAAAGCATATGAAAATGGTTTGAAAGCTCAAGCTGTTCAAAAATATGCACCTAAAACTAAAAAACGTAGAAAATAATTATAGACATAAGAATAATGGTTTACCCCAATGGTGAAAAACCATTGGGGTCATTATTTTATTAATTCTATTTTTTCTAGAAGGAGAAAGTATTATGCCTGATAATGAAGTACTTGGTAATACTGCTTCTCAACCTGCTGCAGAAGTACATACTGCTACTGAAACTGCAAACAAGATTGATGGTGTATTCCGAGAAAATACTGATAAAAAGGGTACTGGTACAATCACATACACTGATGGTACTGTATTAAACTTTGTTAAAAATGCTTTTGACCATACTGATGCAACAGTTAAGAAAGTATTGAAAACTGACAAATACAAATATGTATCCCCATTTGATGTAGCTAAAGCTCAAGGTAAAACCTTAGATGAACGTTGCTACGTTCCTGGTAAACTTGGTGGTTTAATGGAATCTGAAGTTCAAGAAACTGCTGTTGCTATTAAAATCACTTATGGTCCAACTGAAAACCTTACAGTAGAAGATAAACGTGCTACTGCAATTGAAGTATTAGTTGATGATGAAGGTAATCTTCATGGTGATGCTGATGACTACAATACTCTTAAAGGTTCTGGCTACTATGTAGTACAAAAACCTGAAGAATTATTGGCTGAGCATCCAGAAATTATTAAACAATATAAAGACGCTGTTGTTCGTCTAACTAAAACTCAAATCAAAGAAGTAAAATCTGATAAAGAAGGTTTCATTGAAATCGTTTACTCTGATGATACTGTAGTTAAATTTGATAAAGCTGGTAAAATTGTTTCTGATGGTCGTTCCGCAGAACCTGAAAAACCATATGAAGATTTCGCTGATACTTTGAAAGCTAAGATCATTGAAAATCTTAATACAACTACTGTAGATGAAAACGGTAAAGAAGTTAAAGATGTTAATAAAATTGCTATTACTGACTCTAGTGAAGTTGGTACTGGTAAATATACATTTAACTTTGCTGATGGTTCTAATGTAATTGCATTGAATGGTCGTATCATTTCTGATACTCGTTCTTTCGGTCGTAGATACCAATCTGTATATACAGAAATGATCTACAAATATACTGAACTTCTTGATGTAGCAACTGACTACTTCCATGAAGATCCTGAGTTGACAGAAGCTGAACAACGTCGTGCTGCTTCTCTTAAGATTATGAACTTACCTCGTAACTTGCTTGAAAAATACACAGCTAACCGTGCTATGAAACAAGCTCGTGTAGGTCATTCTCAAAACTCTGCTAACTCCCTTGGTATCAGAACTACTACTGATCGCATCATGGAATCCTTGATGGCTCAAAAATGGTCTCCTAACGACAAATAATATCTAGAGGAAGGTCTCAATGACCTTCCTCAATATTTTTCAACATTATGGTAATTTAATATAATATTTTTACTCATGGAGGTAATTAAATGGCAATAGACAATGTAATTGACCCTACTAATTGTAATCCTTACTCTACTGCTAGTGGCGACAATAAACGTGCTTGTCCTAAAGCTAATATGGTAGACATTAAAGCTGAGATCCGTAGATCTCTCTTGATCTCTTTCGTATTCTCTAATCCAGATGATAACTATAAAGTTCTTCTTTCTGAAGGTGCTAAAGAAATCTGGGAAATTGACTATGTAAAAGATGGTGAATTAAAACGTGCTGCTGGTAAAGTACGTAACTTTGAGTACTGGACTAATAAACATATTGGTCTTTCTACTTACTCTGCTAATGGTGTAATTCAACGTGATGAAAAGATCGTGGTTAAATTCGATGCTTCTATCGACTTTAAAAACCAACTTCTTTCCATTGACGTTCGTAACATCCGTGGTTTGAAACCAGCTGGTGTAATTGAAGATTCTGAATTGAGTCAAGATTCTGCAGCTAACTTCATTAAAGTATCTAAGAATGCTTATAACTTCCTTAAAGTTGCATATCCTAAAGAATATGCTACAATGACTAAACTAGACAATACTTTGAATACTGATGACACTGAATATACAGACTACATGTTTGACGGTGCATTGGCATTGAATGAATTGGCTCCATTGAATATGAATAAAGTTAAATCTGCAAACTATATGTTTAGAGATAACCAAAACTTACGTCAAGTTCAATTGACTACATCTGATGCATTGGCATCCACAAAAGGTATGTTTGAAGGTTGTTCCAAATTGGAACAAGTTGAAATCAGTACTCATGGTGTACAAAATGCAGAAGCTATGTTTAAAGGTTGTCAAGCTTTGAAAGCATTGAAATTAGATGTGTCTTCTTTGACTACAACAAAAGAAATGTTTAAAGATACTACTGCATTAGGAACTCTTCGTTTTACTGGTAAATTGAATACTGGTCTTGATTTGACTAATTGCCCATTAGATCAAGATTCTATCGCATCTGTATTGAATTCTTTGAATGATAATGGTCCTGATGAAGATAAAGAAGTTCGTTTTAGAAATGAAACTGTTGCTGGTACATTGAAAGCTACTTTTGATGGTGCAACTACTGCAGGTTGGGCAATCTCTGGTCTTACTTTCACTGAAACTCATGCAGATAAAGAAGATGAAAACTTAGGTAAAGATTTAGTTGATGCATACGAGGATGGTAGAGACAATGGACCTACTCATGAAGAAACACACACTGAAACTCCTAACAATTCTGAAACACATACTGAACAACCAGCTACACCTGGTACTACAGAAACTCATGAAACTTCCACCGTAACTCCAGCTGAACCAGCCCATGAAGAAACACATACAGCTGAACCTACTCATGAAGAAACTCACACTGAAGTAACTCCAGCTCCTAGTACAGAAGAACATCATGAAGCTACTCCTAGCACTGGTGAGACTACAGTAACTCCAGCTCCTGTTACTCATGAAGAAGCTCATACTGAACAACCAGCTGCTCCTGCTACAGAAGAACATCATGAAGCTACTCCTAGCACTGGTGAGACTACAGTAACTACTGGTATTACAGAAGAAACTCACAATGTTGAACCAGCTCACGAAGAAACTCATACTGAAACAGCCCCTGCTACTCCAAGTACTAGTGAATCTACAGTAACTACTGAACATCCAGCTACTATTGGTGAAACAGAAGCTCATACTGCTGAACCTACTCACGAAGAAACTCACACTGAAGTAACTCCAGCTCCTGCAACTACAGGTGAAACTGTTGCTGTAACTCCTAGCACTTCTGAAACACATACTGAACAACCAGCTCCTGCTACTCATGAAGAAACTACTGTAGCTACTACAACTCCTGCTGCTACTCCTAGCACTGAAACTACTACAGTAACTACTCCTGAAACAGCTCCAGTAGCTGGTACTACAGAAGAAACTCACACAGCTGAACCAGCTCATGAAGAAACTCATACTGAAGCAACTCCAGCTCAACCAGCTGCTCCAGCTACTACTGAAAATACAGCTTCCTCTACAGCTACAAATTCTGAAAGTGAAGAAGAATTAGACCCTAATATGATGCTTGACGCTTATAATGAAGGTGCAAACTAATAATTTGGGAAATATTCTAAGCCCTAATTTTTCGAAACATATTAGTAGCGAGCATAATGTTTGTTCGTTAGAATAATATTTTGAAAGGAGAAATCAATAATGGCTCTTTCTATTCAAGCCCAATTGAAAAAAGTATTGGCACCTTTTGCAAAAGCAGTTGGTGTTGATATTAAAAAATTAAAAGACAGTAAACAAGATAAACTTAAAGCTGGTGCTAATATCCACATTACTGAAGACGGTACAATCTCCGCTACAGGTTCTGGTGAAGCTGCCGATTTAAGTGCTTATTCTACTACTGAACAAGTTACAACTTTAATTGATGGTAAAGTTGCTGGATTAGTTAAAGCTGACGCTTTAGATACTAAATTAGCTAACTATGCTACAAATGCTGCTGTATTAACTCAATTAGAAGGTTATGCTAAAACTACAGAAGTTCAACCTAAATTGACTGCTGGTGAAGGCGTAGCTATCTCTGAATCTGGTGTAATCAGTGCAACTGTTGCTGCTCCTGATTTGACAGGTTATGTAAAAACTGAAGCTTTGGAAACAGCTTTAGATCTTGGCGATCTTAACTTGGTTGCTGAATATGAAGCTGGTAAAACTGGTGTTGAACCTGCCGCTTCTACAACAGAAACTGCAACTCCTGGTGTAGCTCCACAAGCTTAATCTAATAAAATTGAATATACAATAAAGTAATACTAATGAGAGATGATCATTACGATCATCTCTCCTTTATTTAAATTTCTGAAAGGAGAAATCTAAACATGGCTGAATTTAAAAAAGCTATTGAGAAAACTCTTAAACCTTTTGCTCGCAAAGTAGGTTCTGATATTAAAGGTATTGAATCTAAAGTATTTGCTGGCAAACCAATTAACGTAGTAGAATTCGGTATTGATAATACTGGTGCTACTGATGTGACTGCAAAGTTAAATGAGTTATTTAAAAAAGTCCATACTGAAGATTATACTGAAGTAATCTTCCCTGACGGTACATATAAGATTTCTGGTCCAGTTAATGTAACTGTCCCAAGTGATCGTAAGAAATATGTATATATCCATGCTCAAAATAGATATAAAGCTAAAATTGAAATGCATGGTACTAGAGAACAATCCCCTGATGGATATAGTATCTATACAGGATTCCATTTACAACCAGAAAACTTTGAAGCAACTACTACTCGTGGTTATAATGTACGTTTTGATGGATTTGTAATTGAAGGTCATGAACTTCCAGCAGATGAAACTAACCAAAGTCCATCTACTTCAATTTATGCTATTACATCTTCACAAGAATATAGTAGTAATTTCAATAGTAGTGAGTATAAGTTATATAACTTTACTTGTACTAATATGGAATTCATTAATACATATTATACTATTAACTTAAACTATAATATTTTTGATGCTGATTTAAAAAATATCTATATTGATGGTGCAGAGTATCCATTAGATCTTAGTTCTAGTTATTCCAATAATAACTCTTTAGATAATATCACTATTAAGAACTGTAATAATGGTACAAATGTCAGTGTTAAATGTAGTGTTAAGAATATCGATATCATTTATGATAATGAATCTATCTTTGCTAATAATAATATGCCTAGTCATAGTTTTAGTCCATATTTGATGTCAAATGTATCCATTAAAGGATTCTATAATCTTGCGACAGGTATATCTGTTCTATCAATTAACACTCAATCAAGTACAATATCTGATATTAGATTAGATTTGAAACCTATTAGTGTTGATAATACATATCAATATGGAAGTTATGTACCTTCATTTATCGATTTAAGTCAATCTAGTTCTGAATCTGGATTAGTTAATATATCCGATGTTACATTTGAAAAGTTTGAAGAAAACTTTGCTAGTGTATTTGAAAAAGTACCTAAATTTGCATTCTTTAACACTAGTATTCCTTTATCATTACATAATGTATCTGAATCTGATCATTTAAAATTCTTTACTGAAAAAGCTATAAATGTTACTTATGAAAAGGCTGGTTCTTATAATCTAAATTATAATACCAAGAATGAATCATTCAAACCAAGACCATATCTTGGTACTGACCGTAATATGAATGGTACAGATCAAGCATTATCTAGTACATTTGGTGCATTATATTTAGCATCTTCTAAAGGTACACCATTAACTGATAATAAAGATGAAGATTTCTCTGAAAATACAGCTGGTGTTAAAGGTGATATCTTTACTGAAATAGATCCAGAAAAATATGGTCACTTTGCATATGTATCTACATATGAAAATACTACAAAAGTAACTATTTATAAAAGAGATTGTCCAATAACTTCTTTTACATATAATTCAGATGATAAGACATATACCGCTACATTTGCAGAATTACCAAAATTTAAAAATGGCACTATGGCTAATAAGATAGTTAATGTTGGAAGTATACTAGAAAATCTAGAATCTGGATCGCTTGAATTTGAAATCACTGCAGTAAATGAAGATGCTAAAACTCTTACATTAAAACCTTATGAAGAAAATAAACAAGGATATGCTTTTCCATACACTATTGATGCTACTGGTACTACTGGTGATCCTGTATTCGCAAATGGATTTAAAATAAAACCACGTAAAGTTAATCGTATGAAAAATATGACATACGTGACTGTACCAATTATTCATTCTGGGACTACCGAAAACCGTCCAACTGAGCACTTAGTTGTTGGTCAAATGTATTTTGACACCACTGTAGGTGCACCTGTATTCTGGAATGGTACAGAATGGATTCAAGGTAATAATGGTGGTAGTGGTGGTTCTGTAAATACATCTAACTTTGTAACTAAAGAAGAATTTAATACGACATTGAATGCTATTAATGAAAAGCTTAAAGAATTACGTGGAGGTAACCAATAATGCCAGACACTTCTAATCAAATCATTCAAACACTAGAAGCTATTCATAATGATATTAAAGCTGCTAAGAGTACCTTAAAAGAAAATAACGTAGAGTTGATTTCCAACTCTACTTCCACATTAAGTACAGAGATTAATAAGATTCCTGCTGTTATTAAAGAATCTAAAGAATTATTAGGATTCAATAGTGGATCAATGTCTTTAAGTGGTGGTTTCTTATTTGATCCTAGATCATCTTATATAGATAAAGTAAATGCTACTATATTAGAAACTGACGATGGTACATATACTGTACCTAAAAATAAAGATTTTAGATTATCATTATCAAAATTACCAAATCCAACAGATTCTTCTAAAGCTACAATGACATCTCTTGGTTATTATAAATATAAATTAAATGCAGATCCTTCTAATATTTCTTCTGTATTAAATAGATTGACTAAAGATTATATGTTTGGTACTCTTAAAAATTTATCTGGTTGGAGTAACTCGGCTCCAAATATCGATTTATATATACATGATACCAATAATGTTATAAATATAGATACTAATAATATTGCTACTATTAATAATTTTAGTATGCCAGGTTATTATGGTAAATTATTTATAAATGATAAAGAAATTACAAAAGTTAAGACTAATGAATTCACATTTTCTACTAATCTAAATATTACAGATGTAGAGTGTGATAAAATGATTATAAAATCAGATTCTATGTATCATATATTTAGTAAATTTACTGATATGAATATGGAAGGATTCCAAGAATTAACTAGTGAGCAATCTACAAGATTTAATTCCCAAGAGCCTGCATTAAAAATTAAAATGAAAGATGTCAATTTTGAATTTAATGCGTTATCAGAAATTAAACATTTTAATTCCATATCTCAATATTTCATAGATCCAGTAAGTATTCCTAATAGTTTATCTAGTAAAAACTTTGATAGAATACAAATTTTTGTAGAAGAAAATGAAAGCAATATCGCTAAATTACATACTAAAGATGTAATGCTTAATGTATTACAATTCATCAAAGTTAGTAATTTAGATGGCACTAAAATTTATAGTTATAAAGAAAATAAATTTATTCCAAAGAATGAATTTACTAGTATTGCATATAATTTAGAATATGACGATTGGAGTCCATACGTAAATTATGAACACTATGTATTAAATAGAGTTGTTTGCTGTCCTAGTGTTTCAGAAAATGATACACTAAAACAAGAAACTTATGCTCCAGTAAATGTACCATCATTCTGCCTTAGTATGGTTGAAGAAAATGGATATATACGTTGGACTTATGATAAAGATAATATGATAACATTTTTAAAAAATGCACCAGATTGCTATGATTTTGATTTATTTTCATATAGGCAAAATCTTATTGGTATGATGTTAGGTAATACTGTTAGACAAGATAAAGAACTTAAATTTAATTGTCCACCTAATAGTGATAATAAATTATTAATGCCATTATTATATTTTGGATGTGGAAAATTAAGTGGAGCTAGCTATGGTGCTAGTATATTAAATAAAGTTATTATAGATAAATGCGGTTATGATGATATTGATGGTAAAAAGACACTTGTAGATAATGGTTATAACCATTGTGGTTTACTTTTAGCATCACCATATGATACTAAATTTACTAATTATAGTGGAGAAATGCTAGAATCTGCATCTTTATCAGATGGCGTTATTACATATAATGAAAACATAAAAACAGTTAAATTTAAAGAAAATTCTACAGCATATGTATCATTAATAGTTTGCCAAGAACCATATTTAAGACATACTGAAATGAATCCTGATGGATCTGGTACTTTCTTTAAATTAACTCCTCCATCCGAACCTGCTAAATTTATTTTTACAAATACTACTAAGGTAAAATCAGTAAATGATATTTTATTAACAGCAGGTGGTCAAGATGTTGTTTTAGGAGCATACTCAACTAATGCTTTAGCTAAAATATGGGATAAATTTATTAATGTCTTAGTACCAGAAGATTATCCTGGTCTAGGTACTTATGAATTTGAACACTATAGACTTCCTGTCTATAACTTAGATAAGACTAAAAAATATAATTATTCTAAGAAAGCATGGGAACCTATTACAGCATTAACAGATGATTCTAAACAATTATCTGAAATATATCCTAATTATTATGATAAAATTCCTTCCGGATTAACTGGTGTTACAACTGCAGGCTCAGTAATTGAATGGGCTTAATATAAATATTCCCAGAAGAGGATTAACCTCTTCTGGGTTTTCTTTTACAATATAGTAATTGAAAGGAGAAATTTATTATGAAAATATCAAAAGACTTTACAGAAATGCTTAAGCAATCTTTCAGACACATTGGTAGTGATATCAATGCACAAAGACCAGCTACATTGTCTGATCAAACAAATATTACTTTTATTAAGACTATAGAAATAGATAAGACTGTAGTTAATCAATGCCAAGGGTTTACTTATGATCCAACAACTAAGAGATTCATCTTAGGGTGCTGTAGCCAAGATAACTCTAAACAACGTATCTATGAATTAGATGCCGATATGAATATTGTTAAATTTACTGATTTTGAAGGTATGGATAAACTAGGTCATGTTAATACATTATTTATGGATGGTGAAACTATTAGAGCTACGAATGGTGCAGCTAACGGTAGTCGTATTTATAATATTAACCGTAATGATTCTGGGGATCTTGTTTTAGGAGAGTTTAGAGATTATCCTGATAAATGCTTTAATATTGGAAAAGACTTAGATGGTTCTGGTAGATATATTTCTATCGTCCCAGGTGAAGATAGTAAGTCTCGTAAAATAAGAATCTATACTGATAATACCATGACTACTAAACAAGAATACATTGTGCAAGTAGATGAAACTAATCTAGACTCTAATGGTGCATATCTTAAAGGTGATACAATTATCTTTGCAGTTGCACGTAGACTTATTGAATGCCGTCTAATTGGTAATGAATTCAAAGTTATTAGAGAAATTGAAATGGAGCCATTCTGTGAAATTGAAGATTTTGTTTATGTTAATGGCGATATTTATATGTGTGCCAATTCTCATGATTACGTTCGGATTTATAAGTATTCTTCTAAAAGGTCTTATTATAACCATATCAATAATGATTATCTTAATAATGGTATTACGGTTGGTAATCAGGTAGGCTACCATGGTAGAACTACTGATGGTAATGCATTAGTTATTGCTAAGGTCAATAATAAAAACAATCTAGAGCTTGGTGATAAGAGAGCTAATACAACAGTGATTGGTAAAGAGTTTAAACACTATAATGGTAATAACTCTTATACTGTATTAACTACAGCTCATTATAATACTGCTATATATAATAAGGTTACTATGGATGAAAAGCTTAAAGCTCTTGATGATCGCATTAAAGCTCTTGAGGCTAAATAACAGTAACTTTATTGCCCCTAAACATTAGAGTATAATACAATTATTACTCTATAGGAGGTCACTATGGGTATGAAAAATGTAGGAGCGTTCCTAAAGGAAGAAGGAACGTCTCTTATTTTTAAAGGGGATGGAGAACTAGTATTCTATATCCCAGAGAATTATTTTAGAAATGATGGTCATATGAAGTATGCTGAAGAAGCTGGTGAATATGTAAACACCTTAGGGCTATTCTCTTATGAAGTATTTGACTCTAAAGGGAAATCTATCTATGGTATTAAACTATTCAGTCATCCAGTTCTTATATCTACCATGCCATCATCTATTGAAAAGGTAAAAGATTATATCTTAGATAAGAAGATTCCAGTTCCGGTAGATTACCGTATTCTACATTTTAAGAAAGATGATGTAGTTATAGTAAACACTGGTTCACCTGAAGATATTACCAACGTTGAAAATATGTTTAGACTATTCATGATTACTGGTAATATCCCTAATGTAATTGCATATGATAAATTACATTCATTCTTAATGGATTCCATTAAATTCAATGGTTCTTCTTTCGGTATTTCTGCACAGATGTTTGGCATCTTAGTATCTGAATTATGTAGATCTGTTAAAGATGAATCAGTTCCATTCCGTTTAGCTAAGGAAACTGATATGCATAAATATAAACCACTATCAATTAAGATGGTACCTAAGTATATTTCTGCATTTACTTCTATTACTTCAGAAAACTGGGATGATGCGGTAGTCAACTCTATTATCAATAAGAATAAAGTTGACTCTCCAATGGAAAAGATCCTTATGCAATAGCCATAATTAACATATGAATAAAAGTTTAAATAGTATCCATCTAGGATTCGTTTATAACTATTATTTAAAATCTATTAAGGAGGAAATAAAAGATTATGATTGGTACAAAAATCATTCTTGAAGA